TATTCGTGAGATTCTGTAAAACCATTTGCAGGAATAGTATAAAACAATTGATCGTAGTAATTAAAGAATTGTCCAACAGTAATATTAGGTTCAGTTACGGGTGGAGGTGGCGGCACAAGCTCTGTAAAGCTTGACTTAATTACTTTTTTGTAAGTATTTAAACCTCGTACTTGTTTTACTAAATCTACCTTTGTTGCCATTATCTAGTTATTTTAAATATAGAACCATTATCGACGTCTATAGATTCTCCTGTTGATAGAGTAACCTTAACCAAAAGTTTGTAATATCTTTCAGGTTCTAATCCACTCATATAAACTGTAAAGAAACTACTCGTAGCATCGCAGCTTATTTTGGTATAAGTAGTGTCAAAATCAATTACCATATCCTCAGACTTAACGTCTTGAATTGCCCAATAAGAAGTTTGAGGTAATGCTTTGTTTACTGTATAAACCGAAGAGGTTACGAATTGTCTAGCTGGATATTTGTCTCTTGAATTAACTCTAAATTTATATTTTCCTGTGTCAGCTTTAAATAGGCCTGCGTTGTTTTGAATCGATAGAACAAAATCGCTATTATTTAAAACGCTTAGACTTCCTGTAACATAAGAGCTATCGTCCCATCTCATCTCTAATGTAGGAGGATATATAGTATGTGTATCTACTGAGAAGAAGTTTAAAGCTATAAAACTTGAAGAACTATTTTCTATCGCTTGAGGATGCTTAACAATAAATCCGTTATTGATAGATCCGCTAAACCATCTATTTACAATAGAGGTAACGTCAGTATTAATATCTTTACTGTCTTTGTATCCAAAAGATTGAGTAGCAAAAGAACCAGTCCAGTTACCACCACCAGGCGTTAAGAAATAATTTGAATTAGACCATTGATTGGATCCACTAACATAAGATAATGGATTATACCAAGAAGCTCCGTTAACCGTGATAGGATAATCTGTAAATTTACCAGTTCCCATGTTCCAAGAAGAAGATACTTGAGCAATTTGAATGCTATAAGTAGTCGCTAAATTTTCAGCATTGGCTAAATAAAGTTTTAATCCAGCCTGCCAAGATCCTGTAGCAAAAGATTTGATAGTGGCAATATCGTTAGCGCTAAATTGAATTAAAGCTCTTCTTAAATCATCGTTGTATATAGGTTGAGTTGGGTCTTCTCCTATTGTATATTGTATGGTTTCTACATTATTTTTAGCGGCTATTTCTAATATTTCGTCCAACCCGGTGTTCTGATTGGCAAATCTAGAGTATAACGTAGCATCTGCAGATGGAAAAATTTTATATACTGACATTGTTGTTTAGTTTAGAATGATACTACTCTGCCTCTTATATCTTGTTGAGGATATTTTACCTCGAATATAGAAGGGTCTAAAGAAGGATAGATTACGTTGTTTAATGTTGCTGATTTAATATCGTATGAATACTCTGAATAACCATTTGCTGTTCCGTACTTATTGGATATTGAAACGCTTTTAACAGTTTGAACTCCGTCAACTTGATCCAACATAGAATACACATTAGATAAAATTATTGGTTGATTAATTTGCCAATTATCGGTGTTAAAATAGTCTTGTAATGTAATTAAACATCTTGCTATAACGTCTTCACTGGTATAATTTGGTCTTACTATAATATCAAAATCGCATCCTATGTTTATAATATAAGCAGTTTTAATATTAATAGCGTCTGTTAACATTCTATAATCCTCAATATAATTCTGTAAGTTTGTCATTAAAGCAGAAGAAGGTTGAGCCAATTGACCTGCTGTATTTAAACCTAACGTATATAGACTAACTAATATTTGATCCTTTTGACTAGGATCTGCGCTTAAGTAATTCGCAAAAGTTGCATCATCTTTAGTAACATATACTTTAGCTATCTTACCAAATTTAGAAGGCATACTTAAACATCTAGCCAAATAATCTTCTTGAGTAACAGCTCTTAATTGACTAGAAAATTCTGCTTGAATGTTTAATTTTAATTCCTCGTTAGTATCTCCATCTCCACCACCAGAAGCAGGATTAGCATTGCTAACTGCGATAGTATTTTCAAAAGCCGCATTAACGCTATTAATAGTCTTGCTAACAATGTAAGTTAATTGATTAGATAAGACGTTAGCAGAAGCACCACCACCGGTTATATAAGTTACTGTTAGAGTTGTATTTTGCGGGGCTAATCCATAAGTTTGAGTAGTAACAAAGTTGGTAGGATCAAAAGCAGTATTCAATAAACTTAAACCAGTAGTTAGACCAACTCCAACTGAATTAGGGTTTGGAATTACGCTATTATCTGAAACTTGATTAATGCCGGCTCCAAATTCTATATTCAAAGATCCGTCAGTTTGAACTCTTGTTGTGAATCTTCTTGGAACGTTTACTTTTTGAATCATGTAAGGCACCTGATTTCCAGTCTGATAAAAATCAGGGTAGTTAGCAGCAGTATTTTCAACTGGATTAAGAATATAATCTTGAGCTAAATAAGGAACTTCGTACCATAGGTTGCCATCTGAATCTTCTACTTTTAATATAGTGATAATATTAGAATCCTGTAAATTTATAGTTACAAATCTTTGAGCAGAACCAAAAGCAAAGTTTTGATTTTTAACCTGGCCAGATATTGCTTGTGATGATTTTTTTAATAAGAAACTTGTTGGAGCTCCGTAAGAGTCTACAGTGTAAGTAGTTATTGTTGTAGGATCTAAAGAAGAAGACATTGTGAAATCTACTTTACTAGGCACATAAAAGAATATAGAGTTATCTATATTAGATCTAACTTGCATTCCTGCACTAATAGTAGAAGCGTATGAAAAATCAGGAATTACGTCACCTACAACGTTTATAGAAGGGATTTGTTGATACACATCTAAGTCAACTATTGCAGCAGAAGTAGTTTTTGGTCTATATCCCAACATGTAGGCCAAAGAATATAAGTTGCCCTTTTGTTTTGCATATTGTAAAAAGGTCTCTTGTAATTGGTTGTCTAAATAGAAAGATAACACATCGCCTACATAAGAAGCCATTTCAATAAACATAGAACCAGGAGATGCCTGACTAAAGTCATTGTACACGGTTGGATAATAAGATTTTGCGTACTCTATCAAATCTGATTTGAAGGAGCTAAAATCTTTGTTTAAATATTTTACATCAGTACTGTTTGGCATCTTTACATGTTTTGTATTGTCAATAACACATCGTCGTTTTCTCTAGTGTTTTTTATGCTGTAACTAAATTTTATGTTTATAGAGTTTGTATCCGGTTGGCCTATAACGTCCAATTGCGTAACATCGATACCTGTAAAAGCGCTTTCTAATTGACTCATTAAAGACGTTTTAATATCGTCAGCAGTAGAATTCTCTATTTGTTCGAAAAGCTTTGATCTTAAGCCTGCTCCAAATGTAGGATTGAATGGTCTTTCTCTAGGATCAGTCAAAAGAAAATTAATTATGTTGTATCTTAATTGCTCTTTTGTTGTATAAACACTTTGAAAGGCTGCTGGCGTTTCGAATGGTATCTTTACGCCTATTCCTGTGGAAGGCTTTAAATCAAGGGGCGATATTTTTTTAATGTTATATGCCATTATATTTGTCCTTTAGCCATCATTTTATTCATTAACGCTGAAAAGTCAGGCACTTCATTTATTTGTACCATGCTTGGATCAGAACTTGGTCTTGCTGTGGATAACATTCCATTAACGTCTCCAACTGCAACTTGTTTTGGTTGAAAAAGTTCCATTGGATCTGCCATTCCCATACCTTCCATTAAGTTATCAGTGTTGTAAGAGGTAAACTCATCGTCTCCTTGTGCCATTCCAACTGCGGTCTCGTTTAATAAGCTCGCCAAAGGATTGTTTGACGTAAAGCTTGGTTTAGGTTTAACGGGTTGTGTGTTTAGAGTCAATGGGACAGCTTTTTTGGCTGCTATTGATTCTTTTATAACCGGCTTTACTAAGTTAGAGGATGCGATCTCCTTGATAATGGAGGGCATTTCTTGACGGATGGCCTTAACCACCTCTTCTCTTATCAATTTTCTAAGTAAATCTACTTGTGCCATATCTTATAAATATTGGTTTTTTAATATTGCTTTTTTAATCAGGTTCTCTTGTTCCTGCTTTTAGCTCGTCTATCTCTTTTTGTAATTTAGTTAATTCAATTTCTGCTTCTTTTATTTTCTTTCTTCTATCTACTACAATAGGAATTCCAAATGCGCCTAGTAATAATGCCCCAGCAAGTTCTTTTTTCCAAGTTATTATGCTTTCTTTTAAAGGACTCATCTTGTTTTCTCTAGTTTTAACAGAGGCATCTACGGCTAATTTCTTTTGGAATTTGCCAGTTCTAGAACCACTTGGATCTGATTCTTTAAGATTTTGAGACAATTGTGTTTGTGCGCTAGCCATGGCCTTTCTCATTCTTCGTCTTAATCTTCTACCTCCTTTAATGCTATTTACAAATCCATTAAGGCCCAATCCTGAAGCTCCACCCCCTTCTTCTGTTTCGCTATCTTCGCTTTCTGGATCGTCTAAACCATCATTAAAATCTATAAATTCTATTCCATCTATTGATATTTCATCGTCCATCAAGAAGTTCATAGACTCTTCCATAACAGCAATATCAGAAGGTCTAAATCCTGAAAATCCTATATTAATTTGACCTGGATTATTTATTTTATCTGCAGCTAAAGTGCCTTGCGATTGTAAATTATTTTGTAAAGAGAGACCATCTCCACTAACTCCAAAATTATCCGTAGAATTCATCATTCCTCCGATACCTGAATTATTAGAATTAATTCCACCGAATCCAATTGTGCCTCCTCCATTAACTCCTCCGATTCCTCCACCAACTCCATTTCTTGCAGTAGAAGAAGCTCCGCTTAAATCTGAATATCCATTTACTCCGTATCCAGATGAGTTTTGATAGTTAGATCCATTTTGACCCAAAGGATTTAAAGCATTGGCTAAAGCGTTGCTTCCAATTCCATTAGCTGAAGTTCCGTCTGAATTTAATGTGCCTTTTGTTGATTCTCCCAAAGGACCAAGACCAGTAAGAGCGGGATCGTTGCCTCCAATACCTTTATTTATTAGATCTGCTTTTTGACTATATCCCAATGAATTAGCATTAACCAATCCACTTGATAATAGTTTAGCTTTTACTTCGTTTATTATTATTCTATCGTCAGAAGCATAAGTTGGGTCTGATTGTAATGCCATCACGCCTTTAGCATCAATAGCTATACCGAATCTTCTTCTTATATTTAATTCAGAATTAGTAACTTCTTCTGTAAGAATTTCTATTGTATAAGGTCCGAATGTATTGTTTTTTGCATTCTTTTTATCGAAGTAATTTGTAAGGAAGGCCAATAATTCGTCAGCTCTAGATTGTAATGCATCTCTAACATCTTTAAAATCTTGAATTAGTTTAGGATCTACGTAAGCTCCGTTACCTCGTCCTGATGCATTCGGATCATTTTGAACATTAACTTTTATAACGCCCAATCCATTACCATTAGAATCTAAATTCAAATCATTTGCGCTAGTAGTTACATTATTGGTAGTTTCGTTGCCAGCGCCTCTTTGGTTTTGTAGTCCGCTAGCATTACCAGAATTGTCTAGAGAAAAAATATCGTTTGGTCCACCTCCGCCCGTACCAATAGGTCTTTTTCCTGCACCGACTCCTACACCCGCGCCTGTGCCCAAACCATTTGCATTCCCAAGATTATTTCCAGTTCCTGTTGCGCTTCTAGGAATATTAGTAACATTTGGAGCATTCGCAGTTTGATCTAATCCGTAAGCGTCTAAATCTGATTGCAGAGTACTAGGATTATTTAGTATTTGATTAGTCACATCTTCTGCACTACAAGCTTCTAAATTATAAATTATTACAGTTAACTTATTAATTAATTCGTATAATTTTGAAACTAGACTCTTTAAGAATCTTATTATAACTCCTAAAAATTCGTTTATTTGTTTTAATCTATTCAAGAACATTAAGAATCCATACTCTTTAATAGTTTCTTGTACTACATTAGAAGCAACACTTGTTACACCCACTGTGGTGAACATATTTGGTACTGGAATCGCTAAGAAGAATTTTCTTAATATCCAGAATATCTTTACTAAAAGTAAGAATAACTTAATAAGCATACTTCCAAATGTAATAAATCTAAGTATAGGAGATATTATAGTTATTATAGTTTGACACAATTTTATAAGACCTTGACATAAAGGAATTAAAAATTTTGGTTGTATTAGTTTTGATATGGCTTTAACTGCATCGCCAATGGCTCCGTTTAAAAATCTATCAGCTAAATCTATTGCACCGGCAACAGTCGATAAATTTTGAACGCTTATACAAACTGTTCTTATATCGTCTATTGTCTTTATAGCTTTTGCAACATCTTCATTGGGAAAATTTTTAATATCTGTGTATCTATTGAATATAGAAAAAGCATTAGTTAGATAATTAGTTATTATATTCAATTCAGGAAAAGCCGCTAAAATTTCAGGATCGTTTAGCGATACTGTGATATCAGTTTTAAAATTTAAAGAGTCTTTAGTTTTCTTTTCTTGCTCACTAAGATTTTTGTTAGGATCTAATAAATCGTTTTCAATACTTACCTCTGGTGGCAATGGTTCTTCTACAGATTGACCTAATAATTCTTTTAATACATTATTTATTCTTCTTGCTAATTGAAACACAGCATTTTTACTCTTGCCTGTTTTAGCGTCTCCATAAGTAGAATAGTAATCGTCAATAAATGTTTGAACTTGAAAAGCTTTGTATTTTATTTGCCAAACTCTAAGAGCCAATACATCTGTGGTTACAGGAGGTTTCTTAGGATCAAATTTATCTGCTACTGGAATTTGATTTAGCGCGTAAGCTATAACGTTACATAAATCAACAGAAGCTATAAAGTCAAGAACTCCAAATAAGCCTTTGTCTAAAGCGTCTTGTATAGAAGCGCCAAAGCCGCTTTCTTCAGTTCCTCCTGCTGCTTGATTTTCAAAAGTTCCATAGCATATATCGTCTATCTTACTTTGTATTTTAGTAATAGTTTTAGCGGCAATTATAATGCCTTTTTCTATTCCTGGTTCTGCTGTATTTTCATCAAGCGCATCCAAAATCTTTCCGCCCTTAGATAACGCATTAGTCGTATTGTTTGCGTTTGCTAGTGTATCAATTTTTTTCTTATTCTCATCAGTAAGTTTGTCGTAAGGCGTAAGAGGCTTAATATTGGAAACCGCTTTAGTCGCTGGAAAAGACTGTGGAGCTGATGGAAGTGATGGCATTACTTAGTGAATGTAGTTTTTGAAAGATTAAATGCATTCAAAGGATCGCCTTGATTAGTAACTTCATTATTAACAGATGTCGCAGATTTTTGTAGTAAATCTCCAACAGAGGCCAAGGCCTGCATAGATGCTGGTAAGTTACTATGAGATACACGGCCTAATTGTTTCCCAACTTCCATAAGAGCTTCAGAAAGTCTTATTAGTATTTGATTTGTTTTGTATCCTAGCATAACTGGTTCTAATCCGCTAGTAGATCCTGGCATATTTGGATGGCCTAATATGATTCTTGGAGAGTCAATTGAAACTGCTCCAAATGCGTCCAAATGAATTTCACCAATAGAAGACAGTCCTATATTTTGTTTTCCAAATATAAACACAGCATCTTCTTTAGAATGAATTATCACTCTACCACTAGTGATTATAATTTGATCGCCTTTATATGGAAATTTAGGTGTATACATTATGCCCAGTTATTTGCGTCTTGAGTTGCTGCTGATACTGCGTCGTTCGTAGTAGGCATCAATTCTATTTCTAATATATTTTGATTTTGAGGATCTATTCCTCTACCATAAGAAGCAAAAGGAAAATTAGATATGTCTTCCAAAACCACCTCTTGACCCGCAGTTAAGTATATAGAAGATTTGTCTAAATTAATATTTTCAACGGTGGTAGAAAAGGAATCTGAATCAAATGGAGTGCCTTGTCCGTTTCTTATTATTGTTATTGGATCTCCAGAATTACCAGCACTTGACCAAAGGTTAAGACTTCTCATACCCTTTACAGTACTTCCAAATCTTATTGATTGTCCAAATCTAGATTCTAATATTATGTCGCCTTCGAATGGGCGTAAGTTTCTGATGTCATCCCTCTCAATAAAAGTATTTCCTAATGGAAGTCTTAAATTTAAAGATTGGCTCTTACCATTAAATCCTGGTTTTGAGGAATACTTAGCAACATACTTGGCATATTCATCTAAGTTTGGAAAAGCATTGTGATTTACTCCATTCCATAAAGCGTAAGGCGGAAAGTAAAACATGGCCTTAGAATTAAAGTCATCGTTTAATCCAGTAGAAGGTCCACTTAAAATTAATACAATTTCTCCTGCTAATGGATATTGTTTTATAAAGCTAAATATTGGGAAAGCTGGTTCAGATACTGCTTTTAATTTTGACTGCGATAGATTAGAATACATTATTTCGTATCTTATCTTGCCAATGTCTTTAGAGCTAGTGAAGTCTGGATCGGGAATTAGATTCTCTTTAACGTTTGGTAAACCATCAGGTCCTTCGTTTACTTGCAAAGATCTAATATAAGGGCCTAAAACTACTGATTTGACTCTTCCTACTAAAAAGTACTGACCGAACTTGCCGCTCTTGTCGGCTTTAAATGATTGTCCAAAAGCCATTATGCTTTAGCTATTTGTTTTTGAGATATTGAAGTAACATCACTCATTAACTGTTCTATGTCTTTTTCTGTTAAAAGACCGCCGTCTTCAACAGACTTGTCCTTGGCATCTGCAGATTTTTGGAAGGCACTAAGAATTTTCATTAAAACCTCATCGTTCTTAAGGCTAGAATCTAATAAACCCTTGATCATAGGGACCAAAACGATAGCATCGCCAGGTCCTTCAATCATATCTGCCAAACGTAATATTTCTGATTTTATTGTTGAGTCCTGAGACTTGTGCTTGTTGTACACCTCTTCCACCAAATGCGCCAAAGTCTTGCCTGGGAAGATTTCTTTTTCAAGTTCCATACTAATTTTTAAATAAATATCACTGGTCAACGTTTTCTATGTGATGATCCAGAACCTCTTTATACGCCACCTTTAGCTTCTTGATCACCTTAGTAATTGTATTGGACTGACAGTCTGTGATCTCTTTTATGTATATGAATAGAGCTTTCTTATTGAATATGTCTATGTTTTCTCTCTTTTTAAAGACCTCTAATATTGCATCAGCAACCTTCATTTCGCTTTCTTTCTCAAACATGGTGGCCAAATTAGTATCTACCACATTTATGAATTGATTAATAACAGAGTTCCTATTAATGTCTTCAGTCTCAGTTCCTATGACCAAACTTTCATGTGTCTTCTCAGAGTTGTCTACCTCAGAAACCTGCATTTTAGAAACCATCTTCTTGTAGTTCTTCTGATTGTAGATAATTAGATATCTTTTAGCAATTGTTCCAAAATAAGAGTATGCCTTGCCTTTCGACTGATCATATAGGTGCAATTTCTGTAATAAGAAAGAGATAACTTCGTACTTAAGATCTTCAATATTATCTACTTCTGTGTAATAAAACTTAAATGTATGGATAATATTCTCTGCTAACTTATAGAAAGCATAATGAATTTCTTTATTATATATTTGATTTGCTACCGCTTGATTTGGAGCTAGACGATATCTTAGAATGGCCTCTTCAGTTTCAGAAGTAAAGTAGACGTTCTTAGTTTTTGGTTTTCTTATTCTTGGAGTACCTTTTATGGTAAGACCCATATCCGGTTCAGGCTCAACCATTAATTCTTCTGCCATAGTTTATTTTCTCCCCGTAAATTGTTGAACGCGTACTTGAATTTGTTTGATGTTTTCAAAAAGCTGTAATAATTCAGGGTCTGATTGTACCCACATTGTCATATCTATTTTATTTACTAGACCATTGAAATCGTCTAGTAAAGATAGAGTATCGTTTACAAAACCGCTTTGGTTAATCACTAACTCTTCAAGGCGTTTGTTTTTTCTATAAAGATTATATACTACTGCCCCTAAAATTGTAGCTGTCCATAAGACTATGGCTATTGTTGATGTTAACATGATATTAAATTTGTGTTTCTACTCTCGAAGCCATTAAATCGGCTTGATGTAGTATGTAAGGTAAATTAGATTTTATTTCAGAGTCAGCGCTATAAGTAATATAATAAGACTTGTTGGCTTCCTCGTAAAGACCGTCGTGTAACTTAATTGCCAAGAACTCATTTTCACTAACACTAATGTTTGCTTTTTGTAAATAGAATAAACTACGATCAGCAATTCTCATGTGAGTGATGTTGTTATTATATTTAAAGTGTGCTCCTTGCTTTTCTACATGCCATGAAGAATCGTTAGGAATGTAGAAAGGCTGTTCATTAGTGCCCAGTTTACCAAGGTCATGATTAATTGCAGAGAATACTAGTTCTTCAACAGTATAATCTTTCTTCTGACCAAAGCGCTCCCATACTTTATCCATAACTAAGGCTGCTTCAACTACTCTATTAACGTGATCAACGTATCCGCCTGGAAAACAGTTGTGATGAGATAGTTTAGTGGAAGCTGGACTAATTGCTAAAGTAACCTCTCTGCCTTTATAGAATTCCAGTAAAGAATCCTTTCTATCAGAGGTAATATACTTGTCAATATACCCATAAAACTTTTGTAGATTCTCTAAAATCTGTTCTTCTGTCAATTTTTTCATAACTTTTATTTTAATTTAAGATTCTTGTTCAGTGTTGATCAAGTGCTGGATTTCATCAATCTTGGCTCTC